CAAGAAAGAGACCCTGAGAGGCTTAGAGGGCTGCTTCCTTCGTTTGAAGGGGCAAAAGATCCTGCTAAGGCTATTGCTAGTAATTTGGCTTTCGGGCCAAATATGGCAGGAGGAGTGTTTAACATGCAAGGTCTTTCTGAAGGAGCGCTTATTAGTTTTACCGAGCAGATGAATTCAATACTGCGAAGCATGGATCCATCGGGAGGAACAATCCCGGTTACAGAGGAAGACAAAAAACGTTTTAAACGCAAAGGTCAAGCAAGGAAAAATAAATTGCCAGGGCTAGAAGCGGAGCGAGAAAAGCTTGAAAGGCTTTTGGATCTAGAAGAAAAACGTTTTGAGTTTGAATTAAAAGGCGACAGGGCTGCAATAGCTCGCATGGAGGCAAGTGAAAAAGTAGCCAAAATTGCTGAGGAGATTAAAAAAATCAAAGCCTCTGACCTTACTGATGAAGAAAAGAGGGTTGCTTTAGCAGCTCAAGGTATAGAAAATGCTCGTGTAAATCTTGAGCTTGGATTCCAATTAGCCCAGATTGATAAAGACCGACTGGCGCAAATTGAAGAGCTGCGAATAAAGACTGAAGAGATGAACCCTGTTTATCAGCAGCAGCTGGCGTTAGCAGAAGGTCTTGCAGACACGTTTGGAACAACGATGATGCAAGCGTTTGACGCAATGGTTGCGGGAACGGAGCGATTTGATGTTGCCGTCCGCAACCTGGTAGCCGGAGCCCTAAATGATATGGCGCGTCGCCCTTACATGGTTGGCGAGCGTGGCCCTGAGCTGTTTGTCCCTGGAGCGCAGGGCAACATCGTTCCAAACAACGCAATGGGCAGCACCAGCGTCGTCGTCAACGTCGATGCGTCTGGAACGGAAGTACAGGGCAACCAAGGCAATGCCGATCAACTTGGCCGCTTGATTGGGCAAGCAGTGCAGGCAGAATTGATTAAACAGAAGCGGCCTGGTGGTCTGCTTACACGCTGATGGCTACTTTTCCTTCGATCAACCCGACCTACGGGGCAAGCAAGCGCAGCCAACCGACTGTGCGAAACGTCCAGTTTGGTGACGGGTATAGCCAACGTCTGCGCTTCGGGCTGAACACCGACCTCAAGGTGTGGAGCTTGAAGTTTGAGGTATCAGAGGCCGACGCCGACACTATCGAAACCTTTCTCGAAGCTCGGGGTGGAGCGGAACACTTTGACTGGTCGCCACCAGATGAAACGGAGACTTACAAGTGGATTTGCCAAGATTGGTCGAAGTCCATACCGTATTTGAACAGGGCAACGATCACTGCAACGTTCCAAGAAGTCATTGAGCCATGAGCGAAGATCGCGTTTACGAAGAGCTACTTAACTCTGGTCCGTTCGCGATCATCGAGTTGTTTCAGCTCAAAACGTTTGAAACGATGCACGGGGCTGATAACGTCTATTACTTTCATGCTGGGCGCAATCGCAACACCACAGAGCCGACCAGTAGCGACGACATTCTGAACGCCTATTCAATTAAGTACGGCGGAGAAACGTATGTCCCGCTGCCTATTGAAGCTTCCGGGTTTGAGTACAAAGGCGATGGCGGCCTGCCACGTCCCACAATCCGAATTGCCAACCTCAACGGCAACATCACCCAGATACTGCTTGGCGTCAATTTGATTACGCCGGGGAATGATCTTAATGGAGCGCAGGTTACGCGCATCAGAACTCTGAGCCGTTTTCTGGATAGCAGTAACTGGGAGAACAATCAAAACCCCTACGGCACGCCTAACTACAGCGACACAGGCCAGATGCCAAAGGAGGTCTATTACATCGACCGCAAGGTCGCTGAGACTCGCGACTTTGTTGAGTTTGAGATGGTGTCGTCGCTGGACCTTGCAAATGCAAGAGCGCCGCGACGTTTGGTAATGCAGAACCTTTGTCAGTGGAAGTATCGCGGCAAAGAATGCGGCTATGGGGGCACTGCTGACTACACCTCTGGCGGAGATCAAGTCGTTAAGACAGCGGCAACCAGCTACGCCTACAGCAGTGGAGCAGACAAGCTGACTGCAGGCAGTGAGCTATCAAATGGTCAATCTTTGATTTCGTCAAATGGCTGGTTTACAGCTGTAATGCAGGCCGATGGAAACTTTGTTATTTACACAAAGCCAGAGCCGACCTACGACTTTTACAACAACTGGGCCAGCAATAGCGTTCGCGGTTTAGGTGATTACAAGCTCGTCATGCAGGGTGATGGCAACTTGGTCATTTATGACAACAGCGTCAGCCGTGACGATTACAACGGCGGTTCTGTTGTCTGGTCTCCAAACGTCTGGAAGGTTGGAACGGTAACTTCATTGACGCGGCAAAGCGATGGGACCGCAGCAATCTGGTATCCAGCAGATGTGGGGTTAGGGCGTTCTGGTGCGTTTTCGTATGAGCTTGTTGGTAGCTCCCCCACGGAATCACAAGCAAACTCGAATGCAACAACTACAGAGCAGCGTGTTTTTACCGATGTAGACGACGAGCTAGGAACACGCACTATTACGTTGACCTTTACCTTTGAAGCTTTCAACTTTGACCCTGGGCACTTTACTGGCCTGACTAGGGGTTGGAACCGAATCAAAAGTGTTTCGGTAGATGCCCAGACTGGCCTTTGGCGCGATGAAGAAGATTTTGTTCCGCTTGTCACTATCAGCAGCAACAACCCATTTGGGAGTTCATCTAATCCTGCAGGAACACTTGCAGGAACGCAGGTAGGTCCGCTCTATCGCATTACGACAACTGGATTTAACGCTAAACAGTTGCGTTTGAAAGACGATGGCGTTCTTGTTGTTGAGGATGCAGACGGCAGTGATGTCACTTGGTCGTCTGATAACCCGCCTGTCACTTCAGAACCAGAAGTCACGACAACTGTTATTCCAGGCCAAGTAGTGCCGCCTGAAATCGTAGGCGAGTGCGAAAAGACGCTAGACGCCTGTAAAGCGCGGTTTGGAGCTGGTGCGTTGCCTTTCGGATCGTTCCCTAGTGTCGGTCAAAACAACTGATGCAGGACTGGCAGGAAGCTGCGCTCCAACACGCAAAAGAGGATGCCCCGCGTGAGGCTTGCGGCTTGCTGGTTGTCGTTAAAGGCCGTCAGCGGTACTGGCCTTGCAAGAACATCTCAACAGAGGACGACTTTTTTATCCTTGATCCGCTTGACTATGCGGCGGCTGAGGATGTTGGAACGATTCTTGCCATAGTCCACAGCCATCCGAAGACGCCTGCAGTTGCTAGTGAAGCGGACAAGATGGCGTGCGAACAGTTTGGCTTGCCTTGGCACATCGTCAGTCTGCTTGACGAGCGTTGGTGCTGGATCAAGCCATCTGGCTACGAAGCTCCGTTAGTTGGACGTGAGTGGGTGTGGGGCGTATCCGACTGCTGGACGCTTGTTCGTGACTGGTATCGGCAGACGCTTGGGATCAAGTTGCGGGACTGGCAACGGCCTGCCAGTTCAGAGCTGTTTCGTCAGTCTCCAATGTTTGAGGAGTGTTTTGCAGACACGGGTTTTGTTGAAACAGACGGCATGAAGCCCAAAAAAGGTAATCTGCTGTTTATGCGCCTCGATGGTTGTCGCGGCCTAAATCACGTTGCTGTCTATATCGGAGAGGGCAAGATGCTGCACCAGCTGCAAGGCAGGCTGTCGTCTAGGGATTATTGGGACGGGTACTGGCAGAAAGTCACAGGTAGAATTGTGAGGTATAGCGGCTGACGGGAGATGCTCCGCACGGTCAAGGTTTACGGGCACTTGGCAGAGCACTGCGGTCAGAGCGTGTTTGAAGCATTGGTGCGTGTGCCCGCTGATGCGATCAAGTTTTTGCTGTGTAATTTCCCCGAGCTTCGCAGCTTGATGCGGGACGGTTACTACAAGGTTGCTGTTGGCAAGTTTGATCTGCAGTTGGCGGACCAACCTCAGCAACTGCACTACCCGTTAGCTGCGGATGACGTGGTGAAGATCATTCCCGTGGTTTCTGGTGCGGGTGGCCGAGGGATTGGTCAAATTCTTTTGGGTGCTGCGTTGATCAGTGCTGCGATTGTTTTTGCCCCAGCTGGAGCGGGGTTTTTAGGAGCTGGCCAGGGAGCCACGGCAGGGGCATTTACCCTTGGCGCGGGGGCTTCTGTTGCAGCAGGCAACTTGGGTCTTGCTTTGACTCTTGGTGGTATCGCGCAGATGATTACGCCCGTGCCAAAGCAGTCTGACTTTGGCGAGGCAGACCCTAGTGGCGGCTTTGCCTTTTCTGGCCTGCAAAACGTCAGCCAAGAGGGCATCCCTGTGCCTGTTGTTTACGGCGAGATGATCGTTGGTAGCGTGGTTCTAAGCACCGGCTTGATTGCAGACCTGGAGTTCTAACGATGCCACTAGACAATCTTAATTCTAGGCAAAGGGCTCAAATCGTTGATCTTTTGTGCGAAGGCGAGATTGAAGGCTTTCCTAGCGCTATTCACCCTGATGGCGTAAAAATTAGCCATAATCTTGTTCCAGAGCAGTACGCAATCGGCGCTCTTAAGGACGTATTTTTTAACAATACACCTGTTCTAAATTCTGCCGCTGAGGTAAGCAATTCAAGTAAGCTTTCTGATGCAAACATCAAAGAGAATCTAAATTTTGATGTTGACAAAGGGGTGTTTCAAGTTGAACTAGGAACTCAGGATCAACCACCTCTTTCTGCATTCGGCAATTCAACAAACAAAAGCACTGTTCAGGTCAACACTGAAGTTCCTAAGGCAAGCGTACCCGCAGGCACCAAAAATCAAACGTTTTTTAAGAGCGATGGAACGCCAGTAACAAGAACGATTACTGATGCTGATGTTGACCAAGTAAACATCACCGTAGGTGTTCCAGCACTTACACGTGTCAAAGACAATGGAACGGTCAAGGGAACTGAGTTTCGCTACAAGATTCAGATTAAATACAACGGTGAGTCTAGTTTTGCTAATGTGCCTCTTGAGGGCAGCACGGACACTATTGACAACGAAGGATATTTAGGGGATGGAAATTTTCAGCTTGAGGGTTATACACCAGACCTGTACCAGCGTACACACGTTCTTCCTCTTGATACCAAGACAACTAACGCTGAGGGAAACATTGTAAATAACACAGCAAAATACCCAGTAGAGATTCGTGTTATCAGGACGACGCAGGAGGTCAGGTCGAACGATGAAACAATTCAAGATACGTTTATTTGGTACAACTACGTTCAAGTTATTACCGACAAAACGCGTTATCCAAATAGCGTAGTTTTTGGTTTCAAGTTTGACGCGCAGCAGTTTCCAAGCATTCCAAAGCGGACATTCCGCATTAGAGGGCTGAAGATTCGCATTCCTCACAACGCAACTGTAAGGGCTGATGGCTCGCTTGATTACGACACCAATACGCCTTTTAACGGGTCATTTAAGGCTGCACGGGAATGGACTAACGATCCGGCGTGGATCTTGTATGACCTGTTGACCAACACCCGCTATGGGCTTGGTTCGTACATTCTTACCCCAGAAGAGCGTAAGGAAGCTGAGGCCAGGACTGGAGATCAGTTTGAGGGAACGACTGACGTTACCAGCAACCTTGATGTTTACAGCTTCCAACAAGCAAGCGCATATTGCGGTGAACTAATAAACATTCCTGGCGGAACAGAGCCGCGCTTTAGCTGCAACGTTCTAATCAACTCGCAAGGTGATGCTTACAAGCTGATTCAGCAGCTGTGCTCTGTATTCAGGGCAATGCCTTTTTGGGAAGCTGGAACGTCAGTTGCCGGAACCGGCGGCATCTCTATCGCACAAGATCGCCCAGAAGATTTTTCGTACATATTCAACCAAACCAACGTTACGCAGGAAGGCTTTAGCTATTCAGGCTCCAGCATGAAAGGTCGCCCAACTTGTGTGGCGGTCAGATATTTTGACATGGAAGCTCGGGACTTCCGTCAGGAGCTGGTTGAGCTAAACAGTCAGTTCATCAACTCAGCAGACCCGAACGTCAACTTCCTAGATAAGTACGGCTACAACAAGGAAGAAATCGACGCTTTTGCCTGCACTAGCAGGACACAGGCTTATCGCTTGGGCAAGTGGTTTCTCTATACAAGCCATCGTGAAACCGAGATTTGTAGCTTCTCAACTGATATGGCGGCAGGGATTACTGTTCGCCCAGGTGATTACGTCAAGATCAGCGATCCAGTCCGTGCTGGGCGTGTAGTTGCGGGGCGAATCTCATCTGGCTCCACAACTAGCGCAATCAAGCTGGATCGAAGCGACACCGAGATGTTTGGAGCGAGTGCGCCATCAAACTTTGTATTTCACACGATGCTGCCTGACGGCAGTTACTTCCAGTCACCTAACTCAAACATTGTTGGTAACACAGTCACTCCAGGCAGCACGCCGTCAATAGCTCCTACAGCTGGAGCGCCGTTCAACATTGGCTACTCGGACGTAAACCTGACGCAATGGCGCATCCTTACCGTTGAAGAGGGTGACGGCGTTTTTACGGTTACAGCAGCAGCGCATGAGCGCAATAAGTACCAAATCATTGAGGATCCAACCTTTTCGTTTGGTGCGCGGACCGTTACTCAACTTGCTGAAAAGCCAGACGCGGTTACAAACTTGCAGCTTGAAGAAATTTTTTACGAAGAAGGTGACAAGGTTCTTCAGAAAATCACGGTCAACTGGCAGCAATCAGTTCGAGCTAACGAGTATGAGGTCGAATACAGGTTAGATGCGGATAATTCGGTAAAGGTTTCTGTCGCTGGTACGGGCTACGACATTTTAGATACGCAGGTTGGCCGTTATTACGTTTCTGTCCGTGCTGTCGGCTATGACTTAGACGTTGAGCGAACAGGCAAGCGGTTTAGCAGCGCAACCACTGCAACCCTCAACGCTGTCGGCAAGACCGCTCCGCCATCCAACATTGCTGCTCTAAACATCACCCCAATCGACCAGCACGCTGCTGAGCTGCATTGGCCTGAAGCGACTGACCTTGACGTAAAGATTGGTGGAACGGTGGAGATTCGCCACAACCCCCGAACCACTGGCGATATCAAGTGGTCGCAATCAGAAAAGATTGTTCCAAGCGTCAACGGCAGCACAACCCGCAAGATCGTTCCGCTGAAAGATGGGCACTATCTTGTTCGCGCCAAGGATTCTGTCGGCAACTACGCGCCACTAACCGGAATCCCGACAGTCAAGATTGAGCTGCCTGAGCCTCAAGATCTCGAAGTTGTTCAGACTTTTACAGAAAGCCCGAGTTTCCCCGGAACGTTTTCGCAATCGTTCAATAGCGTCGATGAAGGCGGCATCACGCTTGAAGCTGACGGCCAGATTGATGACATCACTGATTTTGACAGCGTTACCAACATCGATTTCTTTGGCGATGTGGTGTCGGTGGGCAACTACATCTTCGCCAACACGCTCGATATGGGCGCTGTCTATGACGTTGAGCTGTTAGCCAACCTGCAGATTACGTCGATTAACCCAGATGACTTCTGGGATTCGCGGTCAGACAACATCGACACCTGGGACGACATTGATGCTGACGACCTGTCAGAGACCAACGCTGAACTGTATTCACGTTCCACCAATGATGACCCGAGTGGTTCCCCGACCTACGGCACTTGGGAGCCGTTTGCAAACTCCACTAAGCGCGGGCGTGGCTTCCAATTCAAGGTTGAGATGGAGACTGGCAATGACTCACAGGATCCTGTCGTCCAGAGCCTTGGCGTTACGGTCAGCTTGCAGCGCCGGACGGAGCAGCAGCGCAACATCAGCAGTGGAACGTCGGCTAAAGCAATTACATTCCCATCGGCCTTCTACAGCACTCCAAGCATCACGATTACAGCGACCAACATGGCCACTGGCGACTTCTTCGAGCTAAGCAGCGTAAGCAGAACTGGTTTCACCATTACTTTTAAGGCGTCTGGCGGTAGCATTGTGGATAGGAACTTCGACTATCAAGCCGTTGGGCACGGCAAGGAGATCACCTGATGGCACAAGCAACTGATTATTCACTCGCTAACCAGTCAGGGGCGAACTTCCGTACCGAACTGAACTCGATCCTTGGAGCGGTTCAGACGCTTAACAGCGGATCGTCAGCACCGAGCAACTTGGTTGCTCACATGGTGTTTTTGGACACCAGCACCACACCGGCAACGCTGAAGATCAGGAATGCGGCTAACGATGGCTTCATAACCCTTGGAACGGCATCGACCAACTTTGGACTGGTCAGTGCCTCTGGTGCGACCTTTACAGGCGACATCACGCTGAACGCGCAATCTGATGTGCGTTTTGCTGATTCGGACAGCAGCAACTATGTGGCGCTCCAGGCCCCTGCCACTGTTTCCAGCAACGTTACATTTACGCTGCCTTCTGCTGATGGAACGGCAAACCAAGCACTGAAGACTGACGCCAGCGGCAACCTTGGCTTTGCGTCTTTCCTGCTTGCCACTGAGACCACCAATGGTCAGGTGGTTACAGGCGGTGTGCGTGGAGCGATTACAACACTGACCGACGCTTCAACGATCGCAATCGATATGGATGACAACAACAACTTTAAGGTGACGTTGGGCGGGGACAGAACACTAGGCAACCCTACGAATGTTGTTGAGGGTCAGACTGGATTTATTGAGGTGCATCAAGACGGCACCGGGAATAGAGTGCTCAGTTACGGATCGAACTATCGATTTGTAGGCGGCGCTTCAGGAGTGCCTACTGTTACTACTACTGCCAGTGCTGTTTCGGTTCTGGCTTATGCAGTAATGGCTGACGAAAAGATTCTGATTACTGCTCACCTTGACGTTAAGGCTCAATCCTGATGACAGTTCCCGGTAATCTTTCTTCCCCGCTGCTGGCAACTGCTGCTGCTGCAGCGGCTGCTGATGCAGGACCGATTAAATCGCTGCGTTTCAACGGCGGTGACTCAGCTTATCTTTCAAGAACACCGTCATCTGCTGGCAACCGCAAGACGTGGACCTTTAGCACTTGGTGCAAAATGGCAAAACCCGGCGAAGCTGAGATTATTTTTAACGCCCAAAACGGTACTACTCAAAACTTCGCAAATAATTTTTGGATTCTTTTTAATTCCAATGTACTTGTTATCGGTGATGGATCTGCGGATTTTCTATACTCTCAAACCCTGAGAGATCCCAGCGCTTGGTACCATATTGTTGTTGCTTGCGACACAACGCAAAGCTCTGCCTCTGACAGGCTTAAAATTTACATTAACGGTGTCGAAGCTGCTTACACGGGTAATTACATAGCAAGCAACATTTCTCAAAACTCTGACACTGCTGTCAATTCTACTTACCTACATAGAATTGGTGATTCAGGAAGCTATCACGCTTATTTAGACGGTTACCTGACTGATACTTATCTAATTGATGGATCTGCGCTTACACCGAGTTCATTTGGAGCGTTTGACGATTCGGGAGTCTGGCAAGCTGCAGCCTATAGCGGGACATTTGGAACGAACGGATTTCATCTGCTGGACTTCGCCAATGAGTCAACAGTAGGCCACGATTCAAGCGGCAACGAAAACGACTACACAGCAAACAATATCGTAGGTTCAATAACTAATTATTCTAATGACATTTCTATTGATTCTGGTAACTTTTATCTAGATGGCAGGAGCGGACGATTCGGCTTTGATGGGAGCAGCTCTACTTATATTGACTGTCGCTTAGGCAGTGGCTCAAATAGCACGACAAACATCATTTGGACGCCAACTGGTGGGATTGCGGGCGTCACAAAGATTGAGGTTAACTCAAATTACGCAACGCATTATCGAATAAATGAAGGTACTTGGACTTCGTTTACAAGCAACGGATCCACTGTTCAAATCTACAGCGGCAGTTCTTTTACTCTGACAAAGCTTGAAATCCGCAGGAACAACAATGCTGGCAGCGATTACGGGCATCGTGTGACTTTTTATGAAATAAATGACGTTCAGTACCAAGAGGACGATTCAAGCACTCTTGACGTTCTGTTCGACGTACCAACGAACGGCACGCAGTCGGACACTGGTGCGGGCGGAGAAGTCAGCGCCAATTATCCAACGTGGAATCCTCTTGATAATGGTGGAGTAACTCTTGCAAACGGCAATCTTGATGCGTCACATAATGCTGGCAATCACAAAGCCTGCCGAGCAACAGTTAAATTTCCAGAAAGCGGCAAGTGGTACTACGAAGCGACAATTACGACTTTAGGGAGTGCTGTTTGCATTGGACTGGATACCAGTGGTGCAGCAAACCCGAACCTTGCAACAAGTGGTGCAAACTTTATTCTTGTTAATTCTGGAAACAGTGTTCAAAGGTATTTAGGCAGCGGCTTCACTGATTTTAGTTCTGCCTTTGGAAACCCTTCTGTTGGCAGCATTTTGCAGGTTGCTTATGACGCTGACGCAGACAAGCTTTGGCTTGGCATGAACAATGTATGGATGGGAAGCGGTTCAAGCGCAAACGGCAACCCAGGGGCAGGAAGCGAAGCTTCAGCATCAAGCATCACTAGCGGATTTCCCGTGCTTGACCTTGAGGGTACATCTGCACTTGCGGTCAATTTTGGGCAAAAAAGTTGGGCGTACAGCGCACCAAGTGGTTTTAAAGCACTCTGCACAACTAACCTCCCGACCCCGACGATTGCCGATGGTTCGGCTCATTTTCAGGCAAAAAAATATGATGGGACTGGGGCTACGCAATCAATTACTACAACTGGCATGAGCCCAGATTGGGTCTGGATTAAAAGAAGGAGCGCAGCAAAAGACCACTCTGTTTTTGACACCGTGCGTGGGACTCTTTTGGAGTTGTTCACTAACGAAACTTCAGCGGAAAACACTAAAGCCGGTAGTGTAACTTCTTTTAATTCAGACGGTTTTACCCTTGGAAACAGTAACCGGCAAAACGAAAATGGTTACACGAACATTGCATGGTGCTGGAACGCCGGGGCAAACAGCAACAAGACCTACACCGTCACTGTTGTTAGCGACAGCGGCAACAAGTACCGCTTTGACGGTCATGGCACCAGTGCAGTAACGCTTGATCTTGCTGAAGGCAGCACCTACATCTTTGACCAGTCTGATAGCAGCAACTCAGGCCACCCGTTGCGGTTCTCTACAACGTCGAACGGATCGCATGGTGGCGGCAGTGAGTACACCACAGGTGTCACTGCTACTGGAACGCCTGGTAGCGCGGGGGCTAAAACAACGATTGTTGTTGCTTCTGGTGCGCCCACGCTTTATTACTACTGCACCGCTCACAGCGGGATGGGCGGGCAAATCAATACGAACAGCACGGCTGGGTCGACGAGGCTGTCTGGCAGCATAGAAAGTCTGAATGCTTACAACCAAGGTGATGTTTACAGCGATGATTTGTCTGCGGCTTATGACAGTGAAGAGCAAAATGCTTTTGACGGAAATTTGAGCACAACTGCTGCTGGAGCGGCGGCTGGAGCTGGGATCACTTGGACGCCTGCAGGCGGGCTTTCCTACTCCAGCAAAGTGCGAGCCTATACAAGTTACACAACATATAACAACGTCGTTGCCAGTTTCTCTTTAAACGGAGGCACTGCCGTTCCAACAAATTCTGCCGGTTGGTACACCCTTGCTACTGGCTCAGGAACCATCACTTCAATCTCCCATTCGTACACCCAAAGTTATCGCGGCGGTATCAATGCGATTGAAGTAGACGGCAAAATTCTTGTTGACTCTAGCGTTACACTTACTGCTATTCCGTCAATCAATTCAGTAGTCAAAGCCAACCCTGAGGCTGGATTTTCTGTAGGAACATTTACTGGAACAGGCGCTACAGGCACAGTTGCCACGGGACTGACGGACACAAAAGTGTTGATCCTAAAAAATAGGGACAGCAGTTCCAACTGGGTCGTTTACCACACGCTTGTAGATGGATCGTATGACTATATGTACTTAAATCTAACCAACGCAAATGCTAGCTCTAGCCTTGCCCCCTTTACCATGAATGATACATTTAAAGTTTCGTTCAATGCTGACACAAACGCAAGCGGTGATGATTATTCGTTCATAGCTTTTGAACCTGTCAAGGGTTTTAGCAGTTTCGGTACTTATGTAGGGAATGGATCTGCCGATGGTCCATTTGTGTACACAGGATTTCGGCCCGCGCTAATCCTGGGCAAGCGTTCTGATGCCACTAATGGCTGGTTTATTTTTGACTCTGCGAGGGATGGTTACAACGTAGCTGACGCTTATCTTGCGGCTAATGCGGATGCAGCCGAAGCGTCATATACCTTTGCTGATTTCTTGTCAAATGGATTCAAGCTTCGTGGAACAACTGGTGACTGGAATGGTTCTTCAGGCACGATCCTGTATATGGCTTTTGCTGAAAACCCGTTCCAAGCTAATGGCGGGCTTGCTCGTTAAACTCACACCATCGTTCTAATCCCATGGGCTACCAAATTGGTGACCGCAAACTGCCTCTAGACGTTGCCTGGATCGATCCAGATGGCATCGTTAGGCCCGCTAACTGGTTGCGGTTAAGCACTGAGCGTGACCGCGAATTGCTTGGCATCACATGGGTTGTTGACACGAGCAGCAACTTCGATCAGCGCTTTTATTGGGGCTACGGCGCTGAAAACAAGTTGATTCCTAAGCAACTGAATGACCAGCCTGAGGTTGATGAAGATGGCAACGAAACTGGCAGGACACAGACCGGCCTAAAGACACTGTGGAAGGCAAAGCAGAACGAGATCGCCGCCAGCTTGCTTGCTCCTTCTGATTGGCGCGTCGTCAAAGTGCTTGAGGTCAACACCAGCTTTAGTGCTGCAAAGACTGCAATGCCTGAAAAATGGCAGACCTATCGCGCTGCAGTGCGTACAGCCTGCAACACGCGCCAGACCGAGATCGACAACTGCTCTGATGTTGCTGCGTTGAAGGAACTGCTGTTTGGATCGGTACAGATCGCCAGAACAAAAGAGCAGCAGCGCACAGATGTCGATGGCAACGGTGTCGTTGATGGCGACGGCAACCCCGTTATGGAAACCGTCAATGATTTAGATGACGACGGCAACATCGTGTGGATTGACAACCCTAATCTGGCTACAGCCTGGCCTGATCCTGTCGAATGACGTTTCTGGCTGGTGTCGCTACAGGCGTCCTGCTGGTGCTCGGCTGGGCGTTTCTTTCTATTGCTGCTGACGATGCAACGTCCCGACCCAATGATCAACCGCGTCAAATGGCTCAACGAGTTGTATCTGTACGACGGTCGCGATAAGCGTGACCACGAAATGCACGGTCTATTTACTGGTCTGGCGAAGAAGTATCAGCAGTTTGCGGGCTAATGGCGAAGTCACTTAACGGGGACACTTTTGTTCCCAGTAGGCCCAAGAAAACCAGACAGGGGAATGGATCACATTCAAAACCGTCCCATGGACGTAAGAAGTATCGTGGCCAAGGAAAACGTTAATTCTCTTCCCCATGCTCAAAATTCTTCTTG